GTGTTGCCCTTAGGACTATAACTGTCGAACCTTGTTTGAACCAATTCGTTCAACAAGGCCTCAATGCGGTTCTTCGCTATCATATAGCAAAAGATCCGATATTGAGTCTATCCTTGACACTTAACTCTCAAGTGCCAAATCAAGAATTGGCTCTTGAGGGCTCCCTCTCCGGTGACTGGTGTACGATTGACTTGTCGTCGGCTAGTGATCGTCTATCTCTACAAGTTGTAGAGACGACTTTCGCCAAGCGGCCGCGCTTCTTAGAGGCGCTTCTTGCAAGCCGTACACCCAAGGTTCGTGTTTGTGAAAACACGATTACCCTGAAGAAGTACGCCGGTATGGGTAACGCGACAACCTTTCCAGTTCAGTCGGTCGTATTTGCCTTGCTAGCAATTACGGCTATGACTGCATCAGAGAGAACTCTGACGACTGAAAAGTTGATTCGCGCGGCTCGTCGTGTTCGCGTCTTTGGTGATGATATCATCATTAGACGTGAACACTATCGGGAAGTAGCTGACTGGATCAACTCCTTTGGTCTTAAGATCAACCAAGGGAAAACTTTCTCTGAAGGATTCTTTAGGGAAAGTTGTGGCGTTGATGCTTACAAGGGTCACGATGTGACCCCTGTATATCTTCGTCACGATCCAGATAGCTCCGCAACGGAACCTAATGCGTTTGCCTCATTGGTATCTTCATCCAACCAACTATGGATGAAATGTTACTATGAGGCCTCGACGTTCCTTAAGAATCTAATTGAGTCTTCCAGAGGAAGACTTCCTTTAGTTCGTAAGAACTCGAGTGCACTAGGTTGGGTGGACCGTCAAGATCATGCTACTGTCCAACGTTGGAACAGTAGTCTGCATAGGTTCGAAGTTCGATCCTATGTGCCTCAAGCCATTCGGCAAGAGGACAATCTAGACGGGTATCCCGCCCTCCTAAAGTTTTGGCATTCTCGGAATGATGATCCCGAGTACATCTTTGAGGATCCCAGCAATTGGGAAGACCTCACGATGTATTCGGATCCTCAAACCGTGGATCCAAAACATTTAGAAGAATCCGTGCTGAAGTTTCATCTGAAACTTCGCAAGCGGTGGGAGCAAGTCTGATTAGACTTGTGCTTAAATCCGCC